GATGACAACACACACGACAAGATGTTCAAGCACGGAATGTGGTTGCGCATCGGCTGGCCGACCGTCTCACAGCTGTCATCGTCCGACTACCGCTACGTGGCGCTCACCGACTACGACCGGATGCCAACGGACATCGACGGCGAGGGCAGCGCGTTCGCCCTGGGCCTCAAGCGCACGACCACGTTCCTGAGTCGCGGCATGTGCCTGGTCGAGTCGAGCCCCGGCTACGACCTGAACGACCCCAACTGGTCACCGATCACCCCGCATGAGGCACCGCCCGCCGAGGGGATCATGGCAATTTACAACCGNAGCGACCGCAGGCGCTGGTACTGGAAGTGCCCCGACTGCCGCGAGTGGTACGAGGCCGCGCCGGGGGTTGAGCTGTTCAACCTGCCGCCGACCCAAGAGTTGATTGAAATGGTGCGCGAGGCCGACATCGACAGTCTGTCAACTCACTATGCCCACGTGGTGTGCCCGCATTGCGGCAGCATCATGGACAAAAAGCACAAGCATCATCTAAACATGACCGGGCGCTGGGTTACTCGACGGTCAGACGCTGGATGCTGATGATCAATTAAGCGGCAACGCGCTGACATCGAACATCGCTGGCTATTGGCTGGGTGGTGTTGCCGCCGCATACCAGCCCTGGAAGTCGCTGGTCATGCGCTACATGCAGGGCCTACGCGAGTATTCGCTGACCGGCTCTGAGCTGACACTGAAAACCACGGTCAATACCGACCAGGGGATGCCATACCTGTCGATGCTGCTGCAAGAGGCGGCGAACGGTGGCGCGAGCCCCGCTGACCGCGCTGCAAATGACAACGCCCGGTACATGGTGCCGCCTGAAACCCGGTTCCTGACAGCTGCCGTTGACGTGCAGGGTGGTACCGGTGCGCGGTTCGTGGTGCAGGTTCACGCGCATGGCATCAACTTTGAAAACTGGCTGGTTGACCGGTATGAAATAAAGGAATCCAAGCGCGAGGGCATGGGCAGCGAGTTCGCACCCATTGACCCAGCCAGTTATTCCGAAGATTGGGATCAGCTCACGGAGCGCGTAGTGCGCAGCACCTACCGAACCGACATCGAAGGGGTCGAGCTACGTATCAAGATGGTCGCAGTTGACTCTGGTGGTGAAGATGGTGTAACCGACAAGGCGTATGCCTGGTTTCGCCGCCTGCGCAAAGAAGGTTTGCACAAGCGGGTCATGTTGGTCAAGGGGGCACCTGCCAAGGGTGCGCCAATCCTCAAAGAATCGTGGGTTGGCAACCGAAACAACCGCGAAAAAGGCGACATCCCGTTGTACCTGCTGAACACCAATCTGTTGAAGGATGCTGTGCAGTCAGGTATTCAGCGCAAGGTGCCTGGCCCTGGTTTCTACCACTTCCCAGCACCAAAAAGCTCAAAGAACCCCGGTGGCTGGTTACCACAGAGCTTCTTTGATGAGCTTGGGGCCGAGGTTCGCGGCAAGGACGGTATCTGGAGCCAGATTCGCAAGCGCAATGAGTCGTTCGACTTGTGCTGCTACAACCGGGCGGCTTGCCTGCGCCTGGGTGTGGACAAGATCAAGAATTGGGATCGGGCACCGGCCTGGGCAGCTCCGCTTGCTAAAAACAGCGAAATCATGAGTTCTGATGAGCGCCGTGAAATGAAGGACAACACCATTGTTGGCGAAATTGCGCCAGCAGTGCAAAAGCCGCCTGAACAGCAGCTGCGACGAAAACCAGCACGCCGCATGGTTCGGTCGAGCTACATGAATTAGTCTGAAATCTTGCCGTTGGCAAAAAACGACCCGCCGAGGCACTATCACCCAGCAAGTAACTACGCTGGAACCTCATGGCTGTAACCCAAACCGATATTGACACGCTGAACGCAGCCATCGCAACAGGCGAAAAGGCTGTGATTCTCGACGGTCAAAGCATCAGTTACCGCTCCATCAGCGACCTGATTGCAGCTCGCAACGACCTGCAAGAGCAGCTTAACCGGGCATCGGCCTTGGTCAACAACAAGCGTAGGCCCAAGCGGGTCGGTATGTATTACGCTGGCCGGGGGTACTGAGTATGGCAAAGCGCATCACGAAGTCTGACAAGGTGCTGAACCGGTCAACCCTGGCCGAATTCAAGGCACTCTATGACGCGGCAGGGTACGGTCGCCGCATGAAGGGTTGGACACCGCCATCGAGCGGCCCGAACAAGGCCATCGTGGGTTTGCAGAATATTCGCAACCGTTCGCGTGACGCTTCGCGCAATGATTGGTCAGGTGAGTCGTTGACGCAAAAGTGGACAACCAACTTGATCGGGGTCGGCATCACGCCGCGCTTCAAACGCATCAAGGACAAGGTTCGCAAGGTCGAAATCAACGACCTTTGGGAAGACTTTGTTGCCCATTCTGACGCTGATGGCGTGCTGAACTACTACGGTCAGCAGACCCTGGCCGTGCGCAGCTGGATCGAGTCGGGCGAGGTCTTTGCTCGCCGCCGCTACCGCCGCGCCAACTCAGGTTTGATGGTGCCCATGCAGGTTCAGCTGATTGAGGCTGAGTTTGTGCCCTTGATGGACGCAGACACCTGGCCGGGGATGCCGAAGGGTCACACCATTCGCAGCGGCATCGAGCTGGATCGTTCACAGCAGCGTGTGGCCTATTGGGTTCACAAGTCGCACCCTGGCGACGGCCAAGTCACGATCACGGGCGACATGCTGGTGCGCGTGCCTGCCAGCGAAATGCGCCACGTGTTTGAGCCCAAGCGCCCCGGCCAACTGCGCGGTGTTTCTGCGATGGCATCAATCCTGGCGCGACTGCGCAACATCAATGACTACGATGACGCGGTGCTTGAGCGCCAGAAGCTGGCGAACCTGTTCGTGGCGTTTGTCACCCGCACCATGCCGGGGCTCGACAGCGAGGTTGACATCGACCCGCTGACGAACCTGCCGATTGAGTGGAATGGTGGCGAGCCGCTGGCCGGGATGCAACCGGGCATGACCCAGGAGCTTGATCCGGGCCAGGACGTGAAGTTTGCCAATCCCCCGGAGGCAGGCACGATGTACAGCGAGTACATGCGTACCGCGAACATGGGCACCGCCGCCGCCGCTGGCATTCCCTACGAGGTCTTCTCAGGTGACATCGCCAACGTGTCCGACCGGACGCTGCGCGTGATCATCCAAGAGTTCAGGCGCTTCGCTGAACAGCGCCAGTGGCAAATCATCATCCCGATGTTTTGCCAGCCGGTGGTCGAGTGGTTTGCCGAGGCAGCTCGCGTGGCCGGTCACATCAGCGATGCTGAATTCAATGACGTTCGCCGCGCCGAGCACGCGCCTCACGGCTGGTCGTATATCCATCCAGTGCAAGACCCACAGGGCAAGGCTCTTGAGGTCAGCAGCGGGTTCCGCAGCCGCTCCAGCGTGATTGCCGAGCGCGGTGACGACCCGGAGTCAGTCGATGACGAGCGCAAGTCAGACAAGGATCGTGAAGACGCGCTTGGGTTGACACCCATCGCGCCGGTCGAGGCCAAGGGTAAGCCTGCACCCAAAGCGCAAGACGACGAGCAAGACGACGAGCAAGACGACGAGCAAGACAACAAATCAACCAACTAACCATGAGTCTGACGATGGATTTTCAACAACTTTTCTTGGCTCTGATAGGTGGATGTTGCGTTGTTTTGGGCTGGTTCAGCCGAACGCTTTATGACGCTACCCAGGCGTTGCGTAAAGATTTATCGAGCCTTGAGATTCAGTTGAATCGTGAGTATGTGAGGTATGACCGATTGGCTGATGCATTCAAGCCAGTAATGGACTCATTGCAAGAAATCAAAGCTACTTTGGCTGGAAAGGCTGACAAATGAGACTTTGGAACTCGCAGAGGCTATTGCAAACATCATGAATAAGGCATTTCCAGAGGGTGATTCATCTGGTCATCGGATTCATCATGAAATGGCTATCAAGGCAGCAGAGGCAAAAGCCGAGTTTTGGGAAAAGATGCGCTTTGAGATATTTCGCTGGGGTTTGATTGGGTTTATTGGGTGGGTTGTTGTGTCGCTTTGGAAAGCAGCTTTATTGGGGCCGAAATGAGTGAATATGAAAACTACCTGGCGCGTGCAAAGGCATTTTGGGATTTCTGGAGTTGGGCATGAGAACCAGTGATAAAGCCAAGAAGCGCCTCAAGGAACTTGAAGGTTTCAGGGGCAGGGCGTACCAATGTAGCGCGGGGGAGTGGACGCTGGGGTACGGCTTTACGCTGGGGGTGCGCGAAGGCGACACCATGACCCGCGTTGCGGCTGATCTTCGACTTGATGATGAGTTAGTTTCCTACGAGCAGGCAGTGTGGTCTGCTACGGGCGGCAACGTCACCCAGGGTGAGTTTGACGCGATGGTTTCACTTGCCTGGAATATCGGTATTTCCGCGTTCAAAAAATCGACCGTTGTCAAAGCGCATAACCGGGGTGACAAGACCGCCGCCGCACGTGCTTTTGGGTTGTGGAACAAGGTTAAGGGTAAGGTCAACAAGGGCCTGGTGCGCCGACGCGCTCTTGAGGCAGCTTGGTACCTTGAGGCTGACAACGTCAATGCGTTCGCTGAAATGCCGCAGCGAGTTGACGAACCGAAAGCCGTTACCTCAAGCACAACAGTCATTGCCGGTGGAACCGCCGCTGTTGCGACCGTGGCTCAGATTGCCGATCAGGTCAGCGCTGTCAAGTACAGCATTGATGGTCTTGGTGATTGGCTCGTTCCTGTCCTCCTGGTGGTAACACTGGTTGCAGTGGGTTGGGTTATTTACGAGCGGTTTAACAACCGTGACCGGGGCGCAATATGAGTGAACTTTTTGCCACAGCCGGTCTAGTAATTCTCGCAATCATCGCCATTGGCACGCTGTTCGGCTGGATTGATTGGCGTGGATAAGCAATGAACCTCACGCTGATTGTCGCCGCTGCATCAGGAGTATTTGCCTTTTTTGTCGGCTTCGGCGCGGCATGGCAAATGCAGGGCGCAAACATAACTGAAATGGAGTTGGCACATGCACAACAACGAATCGAAACAGCTAGGGTTAACCGGGTCACAGCTGAGAGAGTTGCGGGACAGCTCGCGCAAGCGCAAGCTCATGCGACAGCTGGCGCTATACAGCTTCGCGCTGAGCTTTCTACTGCTGTTAATGCTGGTAACGGGTTGCGCATCGCAACCGGTAGTGCAGTGCGAGCCGCCGCCACCGATCCCGCCATATGTTCTGACACAGCCGCTACCCTCGGAGAGCTATTTGACGACAGCTCAAAAGCGTATGGAGAGTTGGCAGAAAAGGCTCAGCGCCACACCATCGACATCGAAGCCTTGATGACGCGCCAGCGATAGCCTTGATCTGAAATCTTGCCGTTGGCTTATATGCGAGTTTGCCAACAGAATTCAAACAATTGTGAAGGAATTGTGATGCGTAAAACTTGGTACAACGTGAAAGCCGCCGCAGCGGGAAATCCTGCGACGATTTCCATCTTTGATGAGATTGGAATGTGGGGCATCACGGCCAAAGACTTCATCGCATCGTTTCGTCAGATCACTGAAAACGATGTCGTGCTTGAGCTGAACACCCCCGGTGGTTCGGTGTTTGACGCGCTTGCAATGTTCAATGCCATGGCGACATCTGGCAAAAACATCACCGTCAAGGTGATGGGCATCGCGGCCAGTGCAGGCAGTTACCTGGCGATGGTTGGCAGCAAAATCGTCATGCCTGAGAACACGTTCATGATGGTTCACAACCCGCTGAACGTCATCTATGGCAACGCCGCTGAAATGCGCGAAATGGCTGACGTGCTTGACAAGTTGGGCGACAGCCTGACGGCGACCTACGTGGCTCGCACGGGCAAGAGCGATGAGGATATTCGGGCGCTGCTGGCAAACGACACCTACATGACAGCCGCTGAGTGCCTTGATCATGGGTTCTGTGATGAGGTCACCCCTGCTGTCACCGCGACTGCCAAGTTTGAGCGCGAGCACCTGCCTGAGAACATCCAAGCGTTGTTCAAGGCAGTTGAGCCTGAGCCGGTCGCTGAGCCGGTCGCTGAGCCGGTCGCTGAGCCGGTCGCTGAGCCGGTCGCTGAGCCGGTCGCTGAGCCGGTCGCTG